CCTGCAGCCAATTCAACCTCGCGAAGAAAGGGGACCGATACCTCGTCATCATCGACGGGCGTATCGTCATCCCACAGACTTATGTCCTTGAGTTCCGAATGCAATTGATCGCGCCCGGTGCTGGCTGCCGGCGCGACATCCGCACGGCCCCGCAACTGGTCGGTGCTCACGGTGAAGTACTCGGCAATCTTCGAGATGTGTTTATCCGAGGGATCGACGATCTTCCCGCTGAGGATCCGCGAGAGAGTGGATTGAGGCACGCCAGTGCGACGGTGAAGCTCCGTGGGGGAGATCCCGTGCTGATCGAGCAGCGCTCTTAAGACGGTAGAAACATTGCGTTTTTGCATAAAGCGCATAGTGCTTGTTCTTTTCGCGGAAGACAAATGCCAAATTGCATAAATGGCGCATATGTCGTGCATAGACAGAAGAAATGTATCGCGGGGCTTTCATGCCTGCGTCGGGTGGACCGCCCATGTTAACCTTGCGCCCATCGCGGAAAAGCCGGGCCGATGCCCCTCCTTTGCCCTACACCTTTCAACGAATTTGCCTGATTATCCGATGAATAAAGCCCTCTCTGATCTGTCCTCCCACACGCCAATTGTGCTGGAGTATTTCGGTCGTTAAGCCCCAACCCCATGTGTTTATTGAGGCTTAGCGCATATCACTACTGCATGCACAAACGCATGATTGGCATTGAATGGCATGGATTGGCGTACGGTTTGCCCCATTTTTGCCCCACCCTCGCCAGCCCACTTTCTTAGTTCACAGTTCCGCCAAGTAATCTAACGATGGGCAAACCAAACTCCTCTGACAGGCAGCATTCGGCCAGAAGCGGTCTTTCATCACCGGTGAATCAAGTCATAGAAACCATGAGTTGATTTCCTATCAATCCACCTCATCAACCTCATCAACCTCCGCTCAGTAAGCCGCTGTTTTTATGAGAGTAAAGCGATATTTTCAGTCATATTCTGAATAAATCACTCGCAACTGTGGACACTACATTGCCAAAGCTCACCACTCGCATGATGACCTTATTAGCCCCCCGACAACATTGGCTTTGCACCTCGCCCGGGATCCCCTGCACCGTACAAATCCATTTCCCCTAACCCGGCTTCTTTCTGCACAATTCTCGGTAGCGCAAATTAAAGAACCTGTTTTGGCTCCAGGCTCGTGCACCATAGACGAAGGCTATATCAAACAAGGCCTGGCGAGGCTAAAGAGATCGAATGCCGATTAGCTGATCACGCCAAAAAGCATCAGCGGCCGCTTTGAGGCCGTTGATTCATGGAATAGAACCTCGTCAAAAAGTCGAGGAGCTTATGTGCCTTGCGCCAACGGTAGCTATCCCACAAAGCAGCTATGGACAGTTCGACTACGCATGACTAGTGTTAAGTCATCTGACCCCATCGTTAGAGGACTACAAATAATGCGTTGAATAAGAGCTAACAAACAAAAAACTTCATGCATTTATGCAAAGCAAGATGTCGTCTAGCTCGGCTAGACGCGAGGAGCAATAATGGTCGCTTGGTGGTATGCCAATAAGGACAAGAAATCTGGCCCCGTTCCAATTGACGAACTTAAACTGCTTTATCAAGCAGGGAAAATTGATGCACAAACAATGCTGTGGCACGAGGGAATGGAGACTTGGCAAACTTTAGATCAGGTGGAAGAACTCGACCACCTTAGGACTGTTGTTCCCCCACCGTTACCAGCGAAAAAAGTATCTGACAAAGCAACCTATATCTTCGCAGCTCGCTGGCCTCGTTTTTTTGCACGTATTTTTGACGTATGGTGGGAGGTTTTATTAGTAGCGCTCATTTTGGGAGGGGTACTCGGCTATTACTCTGCAAGCTATGTAGAGTGGATAAATAAATCAAGCTCAAGTCAATTATTCAGCATCCTGTGCCTACCAATTGCATTATGTTTAGATGCGATAGTTTATTCGATCTTTAGTAATACACCTGGCAAGGCTTTGTTAGGGATAAACGTAGAGACAGCAAATGGAAAACCATTAAGTTTCTTACAGTACCTCAGTCGCAATTTATCGATGTGGGCGAGAGGGTTTGCTTTTGGCATACCCTTTATCAATCTATTTACGATGGCAACCCAGTCCAGCAGGCTTGGGAATGGACAGCAAGCCAGCTATGACGAAGCCACTGGTTTTCGAGTAAGGTCAAGGCCATCTTCTTGGGTACGCACAGGCGTATTCTCAATCGCCTTCTTGGTTCTTGTTACGGTTATGCTGATACTGAACTCGATGGAGCAGACATCCCAACGTAATGCCACACTGCACAGCACTTTACCCAACTACTCTTGGGAAAACCCAATTACCAAACTTAATGGAAAAATTGATTCTAGGTGGAAAAACTCAGCCCAAAAGAATGATGCCGGCCAGCAAATATATTTATTTTCCGAGCAAACCGATCACGCAGTAGTTATTTTTGGAATGCAACAAGAATCAAGTTATACTCTTGATGACTACGTTCGTACATTCCAGAAGAGCACTACTGCAAATATGCGTTTTTCAGATGGCGGTCGGTTCTTCGAAATAAATGCGCATCAAGGCTGGGAAGGCTCCGGCAACATGGTTGATGTTTCGAACACAAAACTTAGAGTACAGATAATTCAGTCCGGGTCCACCTTTTGGCGAATCGTTACGGTCCAATCAATGCCCTATGGCTATTCCGATGCACTGGCCGAACAACTGCAGACCGCACTATGGAATACTGTTAAATAACCGTGGATTTCACCCACAACATTTACTCGCCCCCCCTGATTCGGCCATATCTCGTTATCAGCTTCCCAAGCTGATAACGAGGGTTCGATTCCCTTCACCCGCCCCACTGTTTTCAAGGCCTCCAGCCTTCCCCGCTTCAACTAGGTGTCTGTTCAGGTGTCTGTTTCTGTTTTTTTAAGGCTCCGACCGAAGAGAAACAGACACCAGCGCTTCGACGAAGCTCTACCTCTCCGCAACAAACCTAAACATCGACCAGCCACATTAGAACAACCTTCCTAAAGTTGAGGGCTTCCAGTTCCTGCTCATCAATCTCTCTGCCCGGCCCGCGATGACAATTGCAGTCAGCCAGAAGCCATCTTTCGTAACGATGGCAGCGAGTGCGCAAAAGGCCACCATTCAAACCCTCTTGCGAGTGCGGTTACTATCCCCCTCTGCAATGACATGGAACAGGGAAGAAAGCGCCGCTAACAGGAATTGTCCTACAGCCAGCGCTTGTGCTTCCCGTTAACGTCATTCTGCCCCAGCCTCAGGCCGGGAACCTTCAAGGACGAACAAGGACGCTGCATGAGCGGTTATGTACCCAACCCGCCGAAAGGCTATAGCTATAGCGGCGGCGAGCCTGCCGATACCCACGCCCAGCGTTGGGCGGAATACAAAGACCTAGCACCGGAGCCGCAAGACAAGCCAGACACGATGGGCTGTGTGTTTGCCAAGAGCTGCAACCTTCCTGACGGTGTAATCAACCACAAGAACCCAGCCGGGTTTATCCCTGTTGAGAAACTGGCCGACTATGGACTGTGGGCCGTGCTTGGCACCGGGACAGCGATCACAGCACAAGGCACTCCACTGCAACTGGTAGGCGGGTCTGCTACTGGCAGTGCAATTGCTCAACGTCTTGGCGGAAAGCTATCACTGGGGCTGCTGGAAGGATCGGGCGTTGTTGCTGCTGGCGCTGCATTAGGCACTGTTGCATTGCTGATCCCGAATACCAGCATATCGCCCGACAGCGCCTTCTACACCAACGATCAATACGCGACCCTTGAAGCTGGCCGCACACGTGTACGCGTTAACGTAAAAACATTGCCGGATGGCTCCGTTAACGCTTACGGCTTCTACACGGGCGGTAAAACGGACTGGGAAAAGGTCCCTGTCATCAAGGGCGAAAAAGACGGTGAGAAATTTGTCGCGGACCTTGGCAACGGGATTGGGCTAACTTGGACGCCAGCGGCAAGCCCTGACGGTGTGCTGGGTATTCCCGCACTGGAAGGCGCCCCACCGTTACCACCGGTGTGGGTGTATCCGCCGACTGCACAATCTGACACGGTGCTGTCGAATCCTGCGCATCCACCCGAGTTCCAAGATGCAATTATCTGGTTCCCCGACTCGGGCATTGAGCCAATCTATATTGTGCTCAGCACACAGCTGGAGAACAACAAGAAGCAGGGCAAGGCCTTCGAAGACAGGACTTATGGTAAGTACAGCGAAACCAAACCCGAAGTCGCCCGGGAAGTTACGGTTAAAACCGACAGCGGTGTTAAGACCCGGCTTGATATGATGGGCCGGGACACTGACGGAGAGATTTCATGCGTTGAATGCAAGTCATCTGATACCGCACCACTGACCAAGAATCAGAAAGCCGCCTTCCCTGAAATTGAGAAAACTGGTGCAACCGTTGTAGGCAAAGGGAAACCCGGCTTCCCCGGTGGCACCAGAATACCGCCCACCAGAGTCGAAATCCTTCGACCTGATTCACCCCTCTGAGGGAGCAGACATGTCCATTGTAGAAACGAAAGTCGTCGATATTATTGCCGTACCAGAGTGGGAACCCAAAAACGTAATTCTGGTTATCAGCGACCACCTCAAATGGGGCGACAAGGCCCAACAGGGCGAACACCTGCTGTTGCTGCAAGAGAAAATCAATACCTACATTGCCTTCATCGAAAGCGGCGAGATATTGGAGAGTTACCCGCCATCCAAAGGCAAGCTACCCATCATTCGCATTAACGGCCTGTACGAACTACCAGAACAAGCGGAGTTCTTCGTAGACCGCGTTACACAGACACTAAAAGAAGTGGGTATTGGGTTTGAGTTCGTGCTTGATGCGAATGAAGACATTCGCAACATGTGATCAGCAATATAGCCAGTACGAGCCCCGTTTTCTGCATGCTGCAGAGTATGTAGCCGGACCCTGTAATCGTACAGGGTCCGCAGTTAGGGGAACGGTCTCCGTCACGACCTGGATATAGATAGGGATTCGAACCCCTTCAGCATGCCCTATGGACCGCTGTAGGCCGCATAAACACACTCGCAGCCTTGTGTATCTCGGCCTAAAAAGGTCTATGGCGGCCCCGCATATGCCCTAATTCTGCCCTAAAATACATGAGCCCGCATCGGTACCAAATGATCGCGGCTTCCAGACCAACAAGCAATTAGGAGCAACCCGTGCCGAGAGACCACATTCCAGCAGCAGTTCAAAGAGCAGTGTTAGTAGAGGCTGGTCATCGGTGCGCAATCCCCACGTGCCGGTCAACTACGACAGAGATTGCCCATATCGTTCCATGGGCCGAATCGCAGGATAACGCGTTCGAAAATTTGATCGCCCTCTGTCCTAATTGTCATACCCGTTTTGATCAGAAAAAAGAGATTGATCGCCTTTCGGTAAAAGCCTACAAGCAAAACCTAGGCGTTTTGAACAACAGGTATGGGGAATGTGAGCGTCGATTGTTTGCCTTGATCGCGAAAAACGGAGAACGCGTTTTTTTATTGGGTCCAGGTGGCGATGTACTTGTGGCAAACGCCGTTCAAGATGGCTTTTTCGAGGACAAGAATGTTCCAGGTATGACTTTCGATATCAATGGCTCTGACGGTTATTTTAAGAGCTTCCCGATGACTTTCACCTACTGGGTCACTGACGCGGGCATGGCCTTTATTAAGCGTTACGTTGAGGGGGTTGAGCTGGGTTGAACAATCGGCCAGCACACGCCAATTGTGCTGAAGTATGCAGGGGGTCAGTGCCCTGTGCACAATGGCTTTAAACACGATTCGAAATTACTTACATAAGTGCGTAATTGGCATTGACTGATTGGCGCAGGGCTTGCCAGTCTTGTTCGCTCACATTGACTAGATTTCGTAGCAGGCACACAAAATCGACTGTAATATAGAGTCAATATTTAATAATCGATCGAATCATTAGAAAGAGAATAACTTAAACGAGCAACAAGAGAAGCAAGGATCTCCATTTTATAGCCACGCCTAATTAATTTCTGAGCCAAAACAGCCTCATACACTTCTTTCAAGCATCGCGTAGACAAATACCCTCTATGAAATCCATCATAGTCAGCCAGTATACTAGAGTGCATAAAACTTATATCAAATGCATCAATCGCTTCAACACAACAGGCATGAGAATCATGATGTAAAAATGGATGCTCTTCCTGTGGCACAAGAACATGGAAAGCTTCTTGCCCATTAGCTATATAAAACTGATTGACCACAGAGTTAATTACGAGAACCAACAGACTGGGCTCTATAGCAACAACGAGCAAGTATTTGTTCTTAGCCGGAGTACAAAAATCGCACCAAGCATAAACAACTGACCCTATTTTTAGATTCCGCAGAATTGAAGCTTTTAACCAATTCAAAGCTATGAAATCCTTTTCAAAATACCGATATCAATAACGATTATTAATTAATTCTTTTAGCAACTCTGAGTTCTTAAGAGAATCTATGATGTAATCATTTGGCATATAGTGAAGACCCGCTTTAATTGCTTTGTTCCATGCTTCATCATGACTTAAGTCACCTAAGTCTTTCGTTGCTGAAAGTGCAATTATCTCATCAATACATTCAAGATCAGACTCACTGAAAAACTGATCATCACATTTACGCAAAACAACCACTTTATAACCATCAATACGCACAGGAGAAGCCAGCTCGCACATGAGCTTATCGAACTTACACAACTCCTGAATCATAGTAAACGCTTTCGCTGGAACCGGCCCCTTAGCAAGTGCCAGATAATTCTCATCAAATATATAACGGCCAAATTTTTCCATATGCAATTTATCTGCAAGATAGAAAACTTTTAGCACATTATAATAATTGCTTTTTCTCGGATTTTTTTCAGCAATGTACGCGAATGCTTCCAGCGTCCGCTTTTGTTGCTCAATAGCTCTTCTATCCATAGCCATTTTTCACCTCTGTAGCCTCACCCTCCAACGAGGGCGCGCATATTCTATAGAAATCTTATGAAAAAATCTAAAAAACAAACTCCAAATTTTTCAAAGAGTTCTGAGGCTTCTCACTCCAATATAGCCTCATTTCTCTATCGCGCAGAGTAGTTTTCTGCATTTTCTCCTCCTTATCCCATAGACCTAAACTGACCGAGTCGGTTCGAACGCAGCACTAATTGCATCCCACTTTCCACAGCTGATCTAGTCGTGTCGTATAGCTCTGACTCATCATCTCACGCCGCATACCCCAATCCGGATTGCTCGGCACGCAGGCAGATCGTAGCGTTCCTCTTCCCCACCTTTCGTTGATCTGATCCAGCACCGCCATAACCTTCGTGGCTTCGGCCGGCTGAGAGGTGGCGAACAGGTCGTCGGTGTACTCACCTTGCTGGCATAGGTTCAGCAGCATCACTTCTGCCTTGCTGTAGCTCAACCCCGGCCGAAACACACGATCGAGAGCGCCGACAGCAGCTTTCGTCAGCAGACGCACATCATCAGTGGGATACGGTAAATCGACCACAACGCCGTTTGCGTACTTGGCTTCCTCGGGGTTAAACATGCCGGTGCGGATACTGACGCGAACCTTCTTGCACAATGAGTTCTGCGCTCGAAGCTTTTCCGAGGCCCGCATCATGTACATGGCCACCGCTTCCTTTATTGGTGGCAGATCCTTTAGACGTTTGCCGAACATCCGGCTGCAGCAGATCTCCTGCTTCGGCGGATTGGGCTCGTCAAGCTCCAAGCAAGGGGTGCCGGATAGCTCTCGGGCCGTCTTCTCGATAACTACGCTGAAGTTTTTGCGCAGGATCCACGGATCGGCCTTGGCCAAATCCATTGCGGTCTTGATGCCCATTGAGTCCAGGTGCATTTTCATCCGTCTACCAACACCCCATACCTCGGCAACGTCCGTGTTGCGCAGCACCCAATCGCGCTTGAACTGATCGCAGATGTTCACGACGCCGCCGGTCTGGGCTTGAAGACGTTTTGCCGTGTGGTTGGCAAGTTTGGCCAGGGTCTTGGTGTGGGCGATACCGACTCCAACCGGGATACCTGTGCAGCGCAGCACCAGGCTGCGGATCTGCCGGCCGAGCCCGTCCAGGTCGTCTGTTCCCGTGAGATCGGCAAAAGCTTCGTCGATGCTGTACACCTCAGCAGCCGGTACTAGCGACTCAATCAACGTCATGACCCGCTCACTCAGGTCGCCATAGAGTGCGTAGTTCGACGAGAACGCGACAATGCCGTGCTGCCTGAGCTTGTGCTTGATCTGGAAATACGGCTCGCCCATTTTCACGAAAGGCTTGGCATCGTAACTACGGGCGATAACGCAGCCGTCATTATTCGACAGAACCACAATTGGTACCTTGGCCAGGTCAGGGCGAAACACCCGTTCGCAGCTGGCATAGAAGCTGTTGCAATCGATCAGACCAAAGACCGGTGGCACCTCAGACATGGCTGCGCACGCTGCTGGTTACGACGCCCCAGATCGTGAGTTCGTCGCCCTCCAGCACGTAGCGTGGCGGGTACTTAGGATTTTCCGACAACAGGATCACATCCTTGCCACGAATGCACAGGCGCTTGCAGACCGGATCGTTGTTCAGTAGCGCGATAACCACGTGCCCGTGAACGGGCTCGATGGAGCGATCCACCACCGCGAGATCCCCTTCAAAAATACCCGCGCCTTGCATGCTCTCCCCCGTGAGCGACACCAGGTAGACATGCGGTGCGCGGACATTCAGGACCTCATCCAGCGAGATGTGCGCCTCAATATGGTCCGCCGCCGGCGAGGGAAATCCGGCAGGCACGCGGAAGAGACACAGCGGCAACTTTCGGCCACCCTCGGCAATCGGACCTAGAAGGGAAAAGCTCATGACGCACGACTTCCAGATACTGTACGAATATACAGTTAACGTTGAGAATTGCTTGCGGTCAATTTTTTATGGGAAAAATCTGATCGATGGTGGGTGATGGATTGCTTCCACTTAGGGCGTGCATCGACTTGCTATGGCAATGGCATATTCCTCGGTTTCGCAACGGCCTCACATTAAGATGCCTTTGGTTGCAGCTATCAGTTGTCCTTCACTGGTAGTAGTCCGGAACAAGCTAATGGGTCGTTTGCAGTAGCCAAGGAGAAGTGTTGATGTTTGATTACGTGGGAAGTTTTCCAATCCCGGTCGAGTTTCTGCCGCAGCGCTTGCGCTCGCTGCTGGAGCCCGTCGGAACTGACCCGCTACTGAAAGTCGAAGTGAATAGCTTCACGGAAACCGAGATTCCAGGGCTGAACCGCGAGACGCTACATATGTTGACGGCAGTCGTTCCCGATGACGGTAGCGCACCACCAATAATCCATAGCGACCAAGGACTTGTTGCGTACTCAGTCCCGATTTTTGGAGATAAGGGCAGCCTGCGAGACTTCATACCGAGTGTATGTGGGTACGATTACATCGTTGCGTCTTGGGGTAGCAGTTTGTTCTACACCTACAATCTTGCTGAAAAGGTGTGGATGACGCTGGGCCTCACACCACGCTGCATTGGCAACGAGCAGCAAAGTATGGTTTACGACGACCTGAGCTTGCCGGAATTCGGTGTCGCCACGGGTGAGGTCTCTTGCCAATACCACTGCAAGGCTTCCCGAAACATTCGGTGGTTCATGTCCAATGAATACCTGCGAAAATATCTATGGATGAGGGGCGCGCGTGGCGTTCGCCAGTTCTACTATCAGGCAACGCTCCAAGATGTGCCGCAACTGCGTGACTTGATGAAGGGTGAAAGCTTTGTTTCGCTTGGCGAACCGGGAGGCTGGTTTGACGGCGACATTCGAGAAGCTAACGGAGGTTTGCTACTCCAGATATGGGCAACGGTTGAGGCAATATCCGGCGACCTCTGCCCACAGCAGACTGCAGATGAGCTGACTTGGCCCGGAATCGCAGGGAAGGTTACGCGCGCCATCGCAAACGACATCATGAGGGATGAGCGAACGGTTTATCTCGACGATCGCTTTCTGGAACGCTATGAGAAGAACAAACTTTACGGAAGTACTCCCGTAGATTTTTCCGGTGGCTGGCTTTGCAGCCCGTCCTACCTTGGCCAATGGTCGTTCACTGGTTGCCAGCGAGTCGGGCGAAATCTAATCGAAGTAGAGTTGCGGGATCTGTACAAAGGCGTACCAGACCGTGAAATATTGCATGCACACTCCTGCGCTTTAGATGCAGCAATCGTAAAACAGCGTGACCTAACTGAAGAACACATTGTTTCCAAGGTTGATCGTCTACTCGCGCAATTACTGTCCCTTGGGGAGAATTTATCCCGTTTGGGGGCTGTTTTGGGAATTCAAAAATCCGCCGTCGATTTACTCGGATTCTCGCGAAAAGAGGTGAAGGCCGACGGTTGGCTAAATTACCCACAGCTTTCGAAACTTGCCCAGGTCGCGCCCTTGGACATGACCCAACAGGACTTCCTAGCGCGATGCAAATCCATTCATGAGATTTGGCAAAAACTGCCGAATGGGTTTCTCAAACAGATTTTACAGGCAGCAGGCGTCCCAAGAGAGTCCATCTCCAATCTAGCTAGCCTGAAGTTGCTGGAGGGTTTACTGAATATCTTGGTCGCTTTTGACGCAAACTGGGAGGCGCCGGATGCGCTCAAAAACAAGGACGAGCCAGAAGGCTGGAAGGCTAGGAGTACCGACATTGCTATGCTCTTTGTCACCAATGATCTTCGCATTGCCGATGCCCATGACTCAGTGAGCGAGATTCTTAAAAAGCTGCAGGATCAAGGTTTCGAGACGGCCACGCTGCACCAAGGCTATGGTCGGGCTCTCGACTTCGTTTTAGACGGAGTTATCAAAGCCTTTGCAGCAATCAATGATCCCTTGGGTCGCATATTGGCACGCGCCTGATTAGCACAACTCGATCACGTGTACCGTGTTAACCCGTCAAACCCTTTAAATATTCTAAGACCATTCAGAACAGCCCTCCGAGATCGGAGGGTTTCCAGTTCATGATAACCAATTCACCACTCACCTCTGTCTTTCCCTGACGCTGATTGGAATTGCTGTAGCGAATATCCAGCGTCTCGAAATGAAAGCCCTCAAACACCTGCCGAATGCCCGGATGGTCGTTGATGCTCACCATCACCTTGCCTTTGCAGCGGCGCATAAAGTCGGCCATCCGTTCATAGTTCTCGAACGGGAAGTCCACCCCATAGCCGGCGGTCTGCCAGTAAGGCGGGTCCATGTAGTGGAAGGTATGAGCACGGTCGTATCGTTCAGCGCATTCAAGCCAGGGAAGATTTTCGACGTAAGTGCCAGACAGGCGCTGCCAGGCGGCCGAGAGGTTTTCCTCGATCCGCAGCAGGTTGATGGCCGGGCCGGTGGTGGCGGTACCGAACGTCTGCCCGGTGACCTTGCCGGCGAAGGCATGGTGCTGCAGGTAGAAGAATCGAGCGGCGCGCTGGATGTCGGTGAGGGTTTCGGGGCGGGTCATCTTCTGCCACTCGAACACCTGGCGCGAACTGAGCGCCCATTTGAACTGGCGCACAAATTCTTCCAGATGGTTCTGCACGACGCGGTACAGCGTGACCAGGTCGCCGTTGATGTCGTTGAGGACTTCAACGGGCGCGGCCTGGGGGCGCATGAAGTAGAGCGCGGCGCCGCCGGCAAAGACTTCGACGTAGCATTCGTGAGGCGGAAAAAGCGGGATGAGGCGGTCGGCCAGGCGGCGTTTGCCGCCCATCCAAGGAATGATGGGTGAAGACATGAGAGCAAGACCTTTACTGTATGGATAAACAGGTGCTAGGCTCGCCGCGCTTCGTGCACGGAGTAAGAGCCTTGGCTGGACTTGCAGGGGCATTCTGCGGGGACGGCGACCGGGTTGGATGTTGACGCATCCACCCCGGTCGCTCTTTTTCACTTCGGTGTTGAGACTTCTTTGGCGTAGGCCTGACAGGCCGCCAGGGCGATCAGTCCTTGGTCGCCGGCATCGGTGATGCCGATAATTCGTTGAGCATGCGCTGGGTCAAGTTGGGCTCTTGTGGCGCCATGAACCACGCCGCTGGTGGCGGTGGTGGCTGACACTGAGTCTTTGCCGGCGGCAACGGTTGCGTCGAGTAGGACTGACAGGCGCAGATCAGCAGTGGCAAGACGGTCACGCAGACGACCTTGATCACGTTGGACATCGCTCAAGACTCGATAATGGGTTTGTTCACTGGCCGACAGCCGTCGCTCCAGAGCCAGACGTTTGTCCTGCTCGGCCTGTTGTTGCGTCGCGGCGACATGGGTCAGCTGATTCAGCGTCTCGGCCTGCAGGCGGGCTTGCGCCGCCAGCTGTTGGCCGTAGCGCCAATCCTGAACCTGCCAGGCCAGCGCGGCCGATCCGCCGGCCAACGCGGCCAGCAATAGGCCGTTGGCTAGCAGCCGATAAGGCGCAGGGATCAGGTCGAAGAGACGCATAGCACTGCCCTCGCCCGTCCCCACAACTCCAGCCGATCTGCCAAACCATTGAGGCCACCGTTGATTTTGCGGGTGATCGCTTCGAACTCTTCCCGATCGGCCAACGCGTTCAGCTCTCGAACCCACCAGAACCACGCGGCCGACTCAGCCGCCCATTGCGGCAACTCCAGCAGCTCAGGGGTGCGCAAAAGTCGCTCATCACCAAACAACGCCAAGCTGCAGCGCAAGTAATTGTTGTGGCCGGTGATCTGGATCAAGCCACGACCGCGATAACGCTGGCCGTCACCGTCCGCTTCGGGTGTGTTGCCCAGCTTGGCGGCGAGGTTACCGGTGTCGTATTTGCTCAGGTACTGCTCGCCACCCAGCTCACGGACGCACTGCAGCTGGCCCGACTCGTGCCCCACCTGAGCCAGGAACGCCGCTTGGCGCTTGGGCGTATTGATTTGCCGGTGCGCCATGGCGGCGTTGAGGGCGGATACAAAAACGCCCGCTTGGCGGCGGGCGTTCGGCATGATGCGTTGTAGCTGTTGCTCGGTGATGGCCATACAAACTCCAGGCATAAAAAAACCGCACTCAGCGGATTTCCAGGCTGATCGCCAACCCGGTCAGGTGCCGCGTGACGGGTTTCGCGTCGTCAATCAGGCGCTCCAGCTCCAGATACATTTCTTCGGTGATACCGGTGTCCAGCACGCCCACCTTCAGCGCGAAGGTGCCCGGCGGGCCCGCAGGAACGGTGTTGAACCACTCGATAATTTCGATCAGGTAGCCCAGGGGCTCGACTACTCGGCGCAACGCGCCGATGGTCCCCTTGTGGGCATGGATGTAATAAGACGCCTTGATCGCCGCGCGCTTGGTCGCTTCTGTCCATCCCGGGTCCCAGCGATCGACCGACCACGCCCACGCCAAATGCGGCAGCAGATGCACCGGGCAGGTATCGGCGTTGTACAGGGTGCGCAACGGGACAATGGTTCGCTCATAAAACGCCGCCTCCAGCGCGCGCTCTAGTTGCGTGCTATTGCTCGGCAGCAGGCTTTTCATGAGGCACCCGCCAGTTTCACGTCATAGCCCACGCAATACGCCGCCTGCGCCTTGGTCGGGGCCAGATCCGACCAGCCGACAAGCTCAACCCGGGCCACGCCGGCAACGTGCAATTGCGCGTCGACCGCCGAACGGGCCACTTCGACGCCCAAGCGCTTGCGCGGATTGATCCACGCCGCCAAGCGGCGGTTGGCTTCGGCCAAACTGGCATCCCCTTCAGGCCCCACGCCAGCCATGTGCAAAATGGCGTCAATGCGATAATCAATAATCTGCGCACTCTGCACCGTGACCCGATCGCACACCGGCCGAACGTCTTCGTCATTCAGCGCCGCCTTGACCGTGGCCAGCAGCTCGGCACTGGCCACCCCCTTGCCTTCGGAACTCAACACCGTGACGGTGACGTAACACGGCGCCGGGCTTTCCGCCGTGGCGTCCATCACCAACCCCGAGGCGTTACGGGCATGCAGGATGTAGCTCGCGCGCGGCCCGGCCGTGGTCAGCCCCTCAAAGGCCAACTGGATGCGCTCGCGAAACGGGTCGTCCTGCTCCTTGACCTCCGGCACCGGCGGCACCGCCGACAGATCCTCGGCCTGAATCACCAGGCGCTTGAGGTTGTAATTAGCGCCCAGGTGATCAAGGTCAGGGCCGATCGCATGGGCCAACAACAGCGCCTTGCCGGCATCGTTAACCCGGGCACGGTTGCCGACCTTTAGATAGGCCGCCACCTCCAGCAACTTCACCACCGGATCACTCTCCAGCGGCGCGCTCCAGTTGTCGCCCATGTAGCCGCGAAAGGTGCCCAGCGCTTCGTCGTAAGTGTCTTCAAAGTCCAGACCTTCCAACACGTCCGGCGCCGGCAGTGCCGACAGATCCACGATGCTCATACGCTCACCTCAAACAGAAAACGGTCGCCGAGGTATTCGCCGGCAATGCTCAGATTGATCTGCCCGCCCAGCACCGAGAGTGCGCGGATGCGCTCCAGCTTGACGCGCGGTTCCCAGCGACTGATCGCCCGGACCGCCTCGGCTTGCACCGAGCTTTTCCAGCCTTCGTTCACCGGCATGTCGACGTACAAGGGGACATTGCTACCGTAGTCCGGCCGGTGCCGGCGACTGCCCACCCGCGTGCCCAGGATGTCGGCAATGCACTGGCGCAGATGCGCGATGCCGGAAATGGGTTGGCCGGTGTGGCGATCCATTCCGATCATCTATGTCACTCCTTAAACTGTTCGAATTCTTCGCTGGCTTTCAGGAACGTCAGAGCCTCGCTGTCGGACGTTGCGACTTCCACCAGCCCTTTGGCTACCGGCAACGCGCGGCCGCTTCCGGGGATGATTAAAGTTCGTGACGTATAAACCTTGTCGCGATACTTCATGGACCGCCACCGAAGCACGGCTCACGTTTCACCAGCACCTGATGGACCAACTCGCTATCGAACACCGGAGGAAAGCGGCATGAAGAAGGACCTGCACACCACCCAAGCATCGACCGCGTTGCTCCGCACTACCAATGGTGTCGACACGCTAGAAACAAACAGCCTCTGCTGCGCAGCAGCAGGCATTATTGCCCCTCTCAGAGCCACTGCCGAGGCACTTATACCCCACGAAAAGCTGCGCGGGGCAGCGCTCTCTGATGCAACGCTAAACGCTCAGGAACGCCCGCCCGCGCAGCCTGTTGTGGGGTATAAGCACCTCCTGCTTAAACAGGAGACTCCGCAGCAGCCAGCCGATTCAGTGGTTCAGATTGACGAGCGCGCCGAGTTCGAGAAGGAGTTTCCAGTCCCTGAAGGCCTTCAGTATTGCCAACAACGCGGGACATACATTACGTCACCAGGTGCGAGTACTTCCGACAAGTTCGCCCGCGAGCATTACGCATATAGAGCAGGACTTGCTGGATGGATGCGCCGGTCTTGGAAGCGCGCCACCCTGGACCGCGAGTTCGTAACACCTCAAGGGGGCAGACCATGAGCCTTCCCCGCTGGGTAATGATCAACCGAGCATCCGAACTCACTGGCTACAGCGAAGACGCCATTCGCCACAAAGTGAAGAACGGTACCTGGGCTCAAGGCCGGATCTGGCGTAAGACGCCAGACGGCCGCATTGCAATCAACATGACGGAGTACGACAAATGGGCCGAGAGCGCACCGCAGCAAGCGGCCTAGAAGCTGAGCTGGCCAAGCACAAAGGGATCGAGTTACACGGCGGCAACATTCGCGTCGTGTTCATGTGGCGGCGAATCCGCTGCCGCGAATCCCTCGGCCTTCCGGTAACCAAAGCCAACATCAAACATGCCGCCCTACTTCGGGCGGCGATCATTCATGAGATCAAGACAGGGCACTTTGATTACGGCCGGCACTTCCCAAACTCGAAGAACGCGACCAACTACACCAACGTAAAAGACGAACGCATAGCCGCGCTGATTGAACGTTACAAACCTCTGAAGGCCGTCGACATAACCCCGATGACCGAAGAAAAATACGGCTATGCATTGGATATCTGTACTGAACTGCTTGGCCCCGACCGCTTGGCGGGCATTCTTCTGCCCGAAGATATTCAGCTACTCAGGACGCAACTGATCGCCACCAGAGCGCCGTCGACGGCGAACCATTACCTGGCTACATTCGCGGGTTTTTTGACGTGGTGCGAAAGCAACAGCTACTGCCGCAAAGGCCTGGCTGCTGCTTGCATCCGATTCGCGATGATCGGGCGCGAACCAGACCCGCTGACCAAGGGGGAGTTCGAACAGCTTCTCAGCAAAGGCTGCCTCCACCCACAAGACTCAGCGGCGATTACTCTCGCGGTTTACACCGGCATTCGTCCAGGCGAGTTGTGCGCGCTAGCAGTTGAAGACATCGACCTTACTGCTGGTCAGATCAACCTCACCAGAGCAATCACCGCGGACGGTACATTCAAAGTCCCCAAGACTGGAAAGTCTCGGGCAGTGCTCTTGATGCCGCCGGCTGTTAATGCCTGCAAAATTTTGATGGGACTGGTGGTCGACCACGCACCGCGCGCGATCGAGGTGTACATGAACCGTCACGAGAGTCGCGTCGAAACGGTTACCCCGCTGCTGTCCCCAACAACGCAAGCCCGGAAGAAAGTCATCAACCACTGGTTTATCCCCACATCATGGAACACAAAGTGGGCAGCCATACAAAAGCGCTCAGGGATTCGCCCGCGCCGACCGTACCAGACTCGCCACACCTATGCCTGTTGGTGCCTGACCGCTCGTGGGAACCTCGCTTTCATCGCAAAGCAAATGGGCCACAAGGACTTCACCATGTTGGTCGAAGTTTATGCGAAGTGGATGGACGACGAATCGCCAACGGAACTGGACCATATATGGTCAAATTTGAAAGAAAAAAAAAGCGCTTAAAGCGCTTTTTTTACATAAATACAATTATTTCAAAAGTCGTAACCGTTCAGCTGTTTTAGCCTTAACATCATTTGATGTACTTTCCCCTGAGTCAGCGATTAAGTTATCAAGAGCAAATGAGTGAACGTCGTAAATTTGAAAGGGCAGCAACAATATCCGATAACAGCCTAATACAAAAAATCCCGAGGCAAACACTAACGCTGTAGGCGCGTGCAAATAACCACTTTTGATTGAAACCATCGTCAACACACTAAAAAGCAAGCACATCAAAAATGCAAACAAGGTATTAATTTGAGACATAAGCATATATCTAGTTTTATGTGCATACAGCAATGTTTGCTCATATGTCATTTTAGTCAGATATTGACTACGTCCCGAAAAAAGCATCGCCGTAATCACGAAACCTATAATCACGCCAGCAAAAGCGATAATTGCATTAAGTAGATTATCGTCTACAAACGACGAACCTAGGTAACCGAGCACGCCACCCACCCCTAGAATCGAAACATTCCAGGAAAGATATGCGGCGTTGCTAGAACCTGTGCGAGCGACTTGCCCTAGCTCATCACTTACCAGCTTCGCGTTTCTTACTTCTTCGGGAATTAGGTATAAATATTTCATTATCTGCTAGCCCTCCAGATTCGTCCAAAATCCTTTTGCCATCTTTTCCGGGAGTGCAAAGTTCCTCTAGGTAGAGCACCATCTTGTGTACAAGTTCACCACGATCGGGATTTTTTCCTCCGATGTCGTCGACATGAACTGTCTTCTTAATTTTGAATTTGGACAGTCCACGAATGGAGGATCCGTCATTCAAATGAATTATAACAGTCTCTACCTCTTCTTGCTGCTGCGCTTCGTCGTAGGCCGCAATTACCTTCTCTGTCGAAAGTTTATCCTTTGATTTCCAATCAACCGTCAGGATGCCGGATGACGGCATATAACTGCGAACACCAGACAGCACACCTAATAGTTCGCTTTTGCTATTAGGATCCACGCTGGTCACACCGACAGTGAATCCATTCGCTCCGCCGGCGCGATCAATTTCTTTAGACAAACTGCTTGATACGGCGTCAGTAAAATAGAAGTTACCCCTCCTACCCAAACCAATAGTCCGAGCCATCTTATTCAAATATCGCTGTATGTTATGGACACCACCAGTGCTTCGCGTACTTTCAATTATCGCGCAGCGACCAAAAGCCAAAACATGAGATATGTGAATAAACTCTTTGGTTTTGCCATCCTCATCCGGTTCCAACGCAACCGCGTCAACCACAGCATTGGCTAAGCTGGGGTCAGGCGTAAGCGTTTGAGGAATCGTCCCCGGCTCGTATGACCAGATTTCAAAGATGCAGGTATCGTCGTCCAGTGCTTTGTAGTTATTGAAAAAAGTACACTGCTGAGCGATCACGCTCATATCAGCAAGCGTAATGCCCGCAGTATCCGTCCGCTGTCCAACAGTCACCAATTCCCCGGCCAAAACAGCCATCAAAGCCGATAATGTTGTGTCGTTGCCGCCCTTGAGTTCAGAAAACTGAATAGGCTTCAGCTGCAATGTGCGGCTGATCGGTTTTCTAGGCGCTGGTATAGCCATGATATTCCTTTATTCATTAGACGCGTCCCATCAGACCTGTTGAACCTCACCAGGTCACCTGCCGTCATCGAAAAGTGGGGCTAAGGGATGTAGTTGTAGGCATCATAGCGTGCACCAGAGGAAAATGACGAGCAGCTTGATGGCATCCCGCCCAAAAAACGGATGCTAAAATGCCCCATTTTTGCCCCAGCCATTTTGATGAATCCGCCTAACCTACTGATGAATAAAGCAATTTCAGATCTGTCCTCCCACACGCCAATGATGCAGCAGTACTGGCGCCTGAAAAACCAGCACCCTGACCAGCTGATGTTCTACCGCATGGGCGACTTCTACGAAATCTTCTATGAAGACGCGAAGAAGGCCGCCAAATTGCTGGACATCACCCTGACCGCCCGTGGGCAGTCGGCGGGTCAGGCGATTCCGATGTGTGGGATTCCTTACCATGCCGCGGAAGGTTACCTGGCGAAACTGGTCAAGCTCGGCGAGTCGGTGGTGATCTGTGAGCAGGTCGGCGACCCGGCGACGAGCAAGGGGCCGGTGGATCGTCAGGTGGTGCGAATCATCACGCCGGGGACGGTGAGTGACGAAGCGCTGCTGGATGAGCGTCGGGATAACCTGATCGCAGCGGTGCTGGGTGACGAGCGTCTGTTCGGCCTGGCGGTACTGGATATCACCAGCGGCAACTTCACCGTGTTGGAGATCAAGGGCTGGGAAAACCTGCTGGCGGAACTGGAGCGCGTCAATCCGGTGGAGCTGATGATCCCGGATGATTGGCCGAAAGACCTGCCGGCGGAGAAACGTCGTGGGGTTCGTCGCCGTGCGCCGTGGGATTTTGAACGTGATTCGGCGCTGAAAAGTCTTTGCCAGCAGTTTTCCACCCAGGACCTGAAAGGTTTCGGCTGCGAGAACCTGACCCTGGCCATCGGCGCCGCCGGTTGCCT